AGACACATCTCTCTTAAAGCAGTTTATACATATAGCTTCTTTATAGTTATCTACATGAGTATACTCATCTGCTTGGTGTTTATCCCAAAGTTTCTTTGTTAGGTCGTTTGATTGTGAATTATTATCTAACTTTGTTGCCATTACTGACCTGCCAATTTAATTTGTTTGATTGCGTTTTGTATAATAACAAATCCGTTACTGCAACTGTAGTGATCTACACATTTCTCTGGTACTAGTTCTTCTAATTCTTTCAAAGAATCTGCGACTAGTTTATAGTTATCAGGTTTGTTAATAGGTTTTACAACTGCCTTCTCAATCTCTTCTGCTAAATCTTTATTCTTCTTCTTCTTCTTGAATACCATCATTCCACCTCCCTTCTGTTTCATCTGTTTTATTTTTCAATTGTTTCTCATGTTCTGCATCTTCCCATCTTCTTTGTTCTCCTAGTTCATTCTTTACACATTCTCTTGCTTGACGTACTGTCATACGTGCTACCTTTCGAAGTTGTTCTACTGTTTTGGTTTTTGTCCAACCATAATCAAGTGAATCTTGTAAAGTATTTTTCACTAGTTCAAAGTTATCTGGTGTGATACCATCTTTGAAATTAGTTGTTAAATCTAAATCATTCTTTCTTACCTTTCCACCACCTCTAACAGATGCTGCTGGTTTCTTTTCAGGTGCTCCTTGTAACATACCACCTGCTCTTGATGGTCTTTGGTGTTTTGGTTCACCTTCAAATCTTTGTTGTTCTTCTTGTGGTGCAGCAGTACTTCTACCTCGTCCACCCGGTTTCTTTGTTGTTTGTCCTTCTGCTTCCAACATATCTGTAATTGATATAACTGGATCTTTACTTACTTTGAATTCACCTGTGTGTGTTCTTGTAATTTCAAATCCTAAGTTCTGTAATGCAGTCATATTTTCAATCTCTACACCTTGAATTTGTAAGTCTCTTAATTTATCTGTTTCTTCACCAGTCTTTAATTTCAAATCCCAATCATCAACACCTTGTAATAATGCTAATTTCTTAAAGAATGATTGTTGTAATACATCTTGTGCCCATTTAACTGCTCTGTTAGTGATAGTTACTTGCAGACCTTCTTGTGACCATCCAGTAGGAAGTTCACCAAAGTACAAAGGTAACACACCATATACTGCACCGATGATCATTCTTAATTCTTTTCTAATTGCTGTAAATTCTAATTCTTTTAATGAACCTGTAAAGTCTAACCACTGTGCCATGTTCTTTCCACCTTTATCACTTTCTACAAGTAATGGGTGAATCATGTAAGGATCTTCAGTTGCTTTCTGTTCTAATGCATCCCATGATTTTCTAAATGTTTCATAGTTACGAGAAGCAATAACTAACATACCTCTTGGTGGTCTCATCTTATCAAAGTATTTTCTAATATACTCATCCATATGTGATAAAGCCATAACTTTAGACCAAATAGAATAAATTGGTGAGAATCCATAAATCAAGCCCGGTTTATATTTACCTGCTTTCCAAATAATTTCTCCTTGACCATAGATAACTCTCTTTGGTTGTGGAATACCTACAGAATAAACAGAGTTAACTTCTGCAACTGCTTTTAATGCAACACTATTACAACGATCACATCTATTAGTCGTTAGACGTTTATCTCTGTGCTCAAAACGTGGGCACACGTAAACGGCATTATGTTTATCATCATAACCAATTCTACCATCACTATCAGCAATCATAGCAACTTGTGGTGGGTCAATGCGAAGCAGTTCTTTAATTTCAGTCTTCTTTGGGTCAATTTCACCAGTTGCATCATTAATAAAA